CAGTATATATTTCCGGCGCTTCATCAACCAGCGAAATCGTCGCTGTGAACTCATCCTTATAACGGATATTGGAAACCCGGCAGCGCCGAGCTTCCTCATTCAATACCCCGACCGTGACCAGACAACCCTTGCGCAGCACGTCATTCGCTGGGATGGCAAATGGTGTCGTGAACATCAGCGTATCGCTGTCGCCCGACGCAATGATCGGCTTCAACACAATCTGCCCGCTCATATAGCGGATGGCTGCCCCGAACGGAGGCGAAGCCAAGGATAGAAGTGCTTCGCCGTTCAGCACGACACCGGTCACATTCGATCCGCTGGTGATCACGCGATTGATCGTGCCAAACCAGATATGTTCGTCTTTCAGGTCGTGCCCAAGGCCGACGATATCGCCGCGCTGCGAAACCAGCGCCTCGACACCGACATCGATCCTGCGTTCGGTCTGGCGATAGTAGAGAACGCGCAGCAGATTTATTGCACGGTCCGCAACCTTGTTCGCGTCAGTGATGCCATCCATGCGGATGGTTTCAAATCTTGTCGCATTGGAAGCGGCATAACCCGGCGCGTAAACAATAAGCGTCTTGAGGTTATTATCATCATCCTCATCGGCATATTCGACGTTTAGCGCATGCGGCAGATCGGCAAAGGCTTTTGATGCGACGTAGCCGGATGAATTGAGCGGCGTGAAAAGCTGCGTGACGTTGAAAGAAGACGTGTCGCGCTCAAGTATGACTTCCCATTTCTCATGGGATCGCATCCCAGCCCAGCCAGCCGATGCAATCATTGCCAGAATATCCGGCTCGTTTGCAGAGGCTAGCGCGTTGCACTCATAGCCCTTGGTTACGCAATAAGTGTACCAGTCTTCAAGAACTCCACTGTTGACGATCTCAGCGGCGCGCGGGTCTGCATTGAGGCTATCAAGAAGCACATGGCGATAATGCGCAGCCGGGTTACGCGAAGTCGTGACCGTGTTCCAGTTACCCCCGCTCCAGATTGCCACTTGCGATTCAAAGGTTGCCGAGACGGAGTTGATCTCCATATCCCGGCCCTCGAAGCCGATAAGAGTAAGGGGGACGCCGCCGTTAAGCGCGTCCTGTAGCGGATATTCATTACTCCATGTCTGAAATGCTTCGATCTGGGCTTCGGCCCGAATTTTGAATTCTTCGGAAACGCGGACTCTCGCGACACCCGACGACACATAATGTTCGAAGAACAGGGCCGGCGTCGAGCCGTTGTAAGTATAGGCGCTCGAACTGAACAAGCCTTGGCGATAGGCAAGCCCGCGCTTTATCCGGAATTCATAATGATCCTTCGGAAACGTCGTCGGGTTCAGATAGACAGTGTATCCATCTTCATCGCGCCCGACGTGATAGGCATAGCGCGACGAGCCGTTTGAGAAATAAGCATCCGCAATGACGGTCGAAAAGCCCTGCCTATACGCAACATAAGCGATGCGGTCATTGTTGACACTAGCCAGACGGCCAACGGTATCGGCTTCCCAAAGGAAGGTCAGGTTTTGGCGAAGATCGGCCTTGCCCTTGTTCTCATCATAGAAATGGAACTCAGGCCCAAGTATCCAGGTCGATGAACCGCGACGGCGGAATTCAACACGAATGGGGATTGCGCTTGCGACATTGGTATCGGTGTCTGCCGACATGCCCTGCGGGAACAGAAAGCGGATGACGACTTTATCGGCATATTCACCGGAGCGCGTGAGGAAGGTTTGGTATTGTGGATAGGAATTGGCAGGCGTGGTCTGATCGTAAAGATTATCGCGCTGGCTCGAATCCGTCTTGAGATCGAAGTTAGAAAGCCGGATGCGCGGCGATTCTTCCCAGATCCATTTGCTTCCGACCGTGAGCGCAGTATCACCCGATGCCCCTGTCTTCACTTGATAGGTGAGATTCGACATGGAGTCGGCAAGCGCGCCGTTGATGCGAACGCCGGTTACGGCATGGCGCCCAACCAGCCCAACCGCGCCGCCAACCGTGATCGAATTGCGCGAATAGATCGTATATGGCCGGATCAGATATGGTGGCGAATAGACCATCCGCCCAAGCACGCGCGTCAGCCACTCGAAAGGCGCTGGCGGATTTCCGGAAATCCCGGCTTGTATCGCCCTTGCCTCTTCGCCCTGCTTCTGCTGCGGCGGCGGCGGCGCGAGCAACATGCCGACGCCGGATAGCGTGACGCCAATGCCGATATTGATTAGCCAGCCTTGCTGGAAATATACACCCGCGGCGATCAGCGCGACACCGGCAATCGTCGTCAGAATGCCAGCCGTCCTGCCGGAGCCACGCGGCACGACATGAAAGGTGATGACCGAAAGCTGCTTGCCTTCGTCGCTCACCTTCGGGCGGATATAGCGCCACCATTCGCGGGGCATGGTCTGCCCGTCCATGCGAATGACGCCATCGCCAGCCCAGAACATTTCAGGCAGGCTCGGGACAGCCCTTGCCATTTCCTCAAGGGACATGCCCTCTTGGAAATTATGATCTTCCAAGCCGTCAAACCCGATGAAACGGGTGTTGACGCGAACCGGGACAAGCCGATTCATATCAAAGACTCATGCCGCCAGACGGAACGTACCGGCCAGCGCAAGCGGGCAAGCGGAACGCAGACAGTCCCCGTCGCTTCCTCGCAATGAAGAATGCGCTCAGGCGAAACGAACATCCCGACATGCTCCGATCTCGCCCTCATCTCGGCTATGTCAAAGGTCTGCGGCGCGCCCTCGACTTTCTTCCACTTGCTTCGGTCAAGCTGTGTCGGGTCCGCCGGCAATAGGATTGCGGCGTGAAGCGCCAGCACATACCGAAGGCACCCGTAGCAATCCCACGCGGGCGGCGCTAAACCGCCTTCAAGGTGCGGAATGCCGACATAATCATCTACCCATCTCAGGCAAAGAGATGCCGGAAGTATTTTGGCGTTACCTGATACTTCGGCCATCTATTGTTCGTTATCGTTGCCTGGCTTAATTCACCGGACGCAATTAGCGCATCCCATTGCGTGTTGCGCAGTTTGAAGTTCAGGAATTCCCGCCCGTAAGTATCGGGATCGCTGGCAAGAACCACTCGGATAGTGACTTCAATCGGTCCGGTTAGGGTTTCGAGAACACGGCCAATCTCACCATCAACATTGTTGATACTGATCTGGCACGATGCTGGGGTTTCATCGTCGCTTGGAAGTTCCAGCTCAAACCACGACTTTGAATAGGTATTTCCGTTTGAAACAATGTCCTCAGTCGGATTGCGGGCGAGCCGGACGGGGCTACCCCCGTTCATGCCGTCATGCTGCAATTCGAGTAGCGCAATCCATGGATCGTCGCTTTCGCGTTCCAGTGCAGCGCTCACCTGCTCTTGAGAAAGCGGCATGGGCTATACGTCGTGGCGAAGCGTTACAGAGGCGAAGTAAGTATTGGCCGTTCGGCTGATCTGCGGCGGGCCTATGAATGAATGATCGCGCACAACGCCATCGCGCCACGAAGCCATCGAGAACTGCAAGGAGCCTTGCGCGAGGGTGATGTCCCAAAAATCCATAAGCGAACGAGCTTGGGCATCGCTGAGCGCAAGAGTTCCGCTTTCAACCCGCGTAGAGCCAGTAAAGCGCCGCCGCATAATGGGCGGGCCTACGTCATTCTCTGTCCTGACGACATTATCAACAGGGGCATAGCTATAGCTGCCGTCCATGGGCTGTCGTGGTAGATCGCCGGGCCACGCGGGCATATCAGACCGTCCTCTTGGCGATAGGACGACCGCCGATCAATGGCGCATTGCGGTTGAGCAGGTCCGGGAAACGGCCTTCGACAACGCGGTTAACTATCTCTACTATCTCACGGCCCCCGCTAGTTGAACGCCGCTGCGTCGATTCAATGCTGCCCTGATTGACGACATTGACGGTCGTGCCACCACCGGAACCGCCGAGGCGATTGTTCGGCACCACATACCCGCTGGAGCCGGGCACAAAGAGTTCAGGGCCATTTTCACCGACGATATTGGCGGTGTTCCCCTTGATGGCCCCACCGGCTGCGTAAAGCCCGCCCATTTGGATCGAGCTTCCGAGTCCGCTATTCGTAAACCCGCCACCGCCGGCAAGCGCGCCGACAAGTATCTCAAAGCCCTTGGTGAGCCCTAACTTTAAAAGCGACCCGCCCAATTGGCTAAGCGCGCTGCGGAGCGCATCTATTGGTTTGGTGCCGTTCGCCAGCGCCGTGAAGAAGCCGACAAAAGCATCTTCAACAGCCATCACCTGTTCAGACATTTTCTGTGCAACGGCGATGTAATCCGCCCCGGCATTGGTAAGATCTATAATTTCTTCAGCGGCCTTCTTGGGTGTCCCGCTGCTGCCGCCGCCAAGCTGTGGCATGACAGTCGCCTGTCCTGCCGGCCTCTTTGCCCCCTGCATCATTAAATCGAATTGACTGACGTTGCCGCTCGCACCTGTCGGGAACATATTTGCTGGCGTCGTTCCGAAGAACCCAGAAACGGCTTTAACCGCGGCGTCGTTCCATGATTCAATTGCCGTCAAAGTTTCGACCAGGGCGCTCTTAGCGTTCCCGCTGAACGCCGCCCATTTGGCGGCCCAGCGGTCGTCAAATTCGTCGGCTTTGGCGATCAACTCATTCGAGATGACAGCGCCAACATCGCGGGCTGCCTGTTCACCCTGCTTTATTGCCTCGGCGCCTTGCTGAAGAAACGGGAGCGCATCGCCAGCCGCCTTCCCAAATCCTATTGCCGCAATCTTGGCCGCTTCCTGATGATTGGCTGCATTTGCTATGAGATTTGACATCTCATAAAATAGGTCTTTCGTACTACGTAGAGTCCCGTCCTGATTGCGTAGCGCTATGCCATTCGCCTCAAACAGCTTTGCAAGGTCATTGGATTTCGTACTTGCCTCACCCACAAGCACGTTAAATTTCTTCATAAG